TCCCGAACCGCCTCAAGATCAAATACCGCGACAAGATTGAGGGGCAGCTAAAGGCCGGGAAAAGCCCGCTACTGCCATCTCTGCTCAAAGAATACTTCTTCTCACCCCTGGGTCTTAACCTGAAACCCAAGGAACTCACAGCCAAAACGGGCGAGCCATCCATGACCAAATCCCATCTCCGGCAGTTCGCGGACGTGCCGGAGGCTGCGGAGATGATCGAGACGCTCACCGAAATGGACGCAGCCTCGAAAACGCTCTCGACCTTCATCGAGGGATTCCTGAAGCATCTGAGGCCGGACGGTCGGCTGCACCCGACCTACATGCTGTTCCATGGTGGTCTGTATGATGACGATGATGACGAGTCCGGCACCGTGACGGGCCGCCTGTCAGCGAAGGACCCCGCCTTCCAGACGCTGCCGAAAAAGACCTATTGGGCAAAGAAGATCAGGGCCTGCTTCCCAGCACCGCCTGGCAAGGTCGTATGCTCCCTGGACTACAGCCAGGGCGAGCTTCGCGTGGTGGCTTGCGTGGCGAACGAGAAGAACATGATCGCCGCCTATGAGGAGGGTAAGGACCTGCACGCGGTGACCGGAGCGCAGCTTGGTGGCGTGAGCTATGAGGAGTTCCTGAGCTGGAAGGATAGCGCGGACGAAAGGCTCGCCAAGCTGTTCGAGGAACTGCGCTCTCGAGCCAAGGCAGGCAATTTCGGTCTGCTTTACGGCATGGGTGTCGAGGGCTTCCAGGCTTATGCGTGGGCGAACTACAGTCTCCGACTGACCTACGCGGAAGCCGAGAAGATCAGAAACGACTTCTTTGCTCTCTACTCCGGCCTGATCGACTACCATGAGAGGCAGCGCAAGCTCGTCAGCATGCACGAGATGGTCCGTTCTCCGCTGGGCCGCGTCCGCCATCTGCCCATGATCCGCAGCTGGGACAAGGCGGTTCGAGCCAAGGCCGAGCGCCAGGCCATCAACTCTCCGATCCAGTCTTGCCTGTCCGACATGATGCTCTGGGCGATCGCGCTTATCGACGATGCGTACCCAGAGATCGAAATTGTGGGCATGATTCACGACGCCATGATCGCGTACATCCCGGAACAAGATGCACACCTGTGGGCTTCCAGAGCGCAGGAAGTTATGTCAAACCTTCCTTTCCATGAGGTCGGTTGGCAGCCGCAGCTCAAGTTCCCCGCGGATGCGGAAGCTGGCCAAAACCTCGCAGAACTCAAGAAGCTGAAGCTCGCCGCATGACCGAGTCTCTGCAATTAATTGCAGCGGTGTCATGCCTGATGCTGATGCGGGAAGGGTATGATCATGGCCAAGGATGGAAACAAGGCCGACACGCAAAAGTCTGAACGGCCTACTGCGCAGATTTTCCGGCTGGTTGGGGCTGACCCCTCGAAAGAGGAGATCAAGAAGGCTCTGCTGCCCCGACAGATGCTCAATCAGGAACGGCCCGCCAATGCTGTGGCGGGCAACGCATTTCAGCCCGAGGACGAATACCAGGACCTGTATGTCGGTGCGAGCCGAGACGTTGGCGTCCTGGAGCCGCCCTACAACCTTAGCACCCTCGATCGCCTTGCGCAGGAGAACAATGCCCTGTCTCCCTGCATCGAGGCCATGGTGACGAACATCGACGGCACTGGCTACGACTTCATCCGCGCGGACGCCGAGGAAGGCGATGACAGCGTAGACGAGAAGATCGAGCAGCTCAGACAGTTCTTCGCTGAGCCGTGGCCGGGCGAGTCGTTCATGACCATCCGGCAGAAGCTGCGTCGGGACTACGAGCGCACGGGCAACGCCTATCTCGAAGTGCTGCGCAACGCCCAGGACCAGATCGTCTTCCTCCGGCATGTGGACGCCAAGATGATGCGGCTCCTGAAGCTGGACGACCCGGTACCGGTCGAGAAGGTCATGCGCCGAAACGGACGCGAGGTCCGCATTACCGTCATGGAGCGCCAGCGCCGGTACGTCCAGCTCCTGAACGGCGTCACGCTGGTCTACTTCAAGGACTTCGGCGTGCAGCGTGACCTGAACAAGAACACGGGCGTCTGGGCACAGACCGGCCAGAGGCTGCCAGCGAACCAGCGGGCGACCGAGATCATCCACTTCACCTGCCTGCCCGACTCCAAGACGCCTTACGGAGTGCCGCGCTGGATCAACCAGCTGCCTTCGATCCTGGGCTCTCGTAGGGCCGAGGAGTTCAATCTGGAGTTCTTCGACAATGGCGGTGTCCCGCCGGTGCTGATCATTCTTCAGGGTGGCTCGCTGCAGGACAAGACGCGCCAGGCTCTTGAGCAGAAGATGAGCCTGGGAAGCGCCTTATCGAAGAACCGAGTTCAGGTTCTCGAAGTGGAGCCGACCGGTGGCTCGATGGACCATCCGCTGCAGGCCAAGGTCACGGTGGAGAGGTTCGGCAGCGAGCGCCAGAACGACAGCATGTTCGAGAAGTACGACGACAAGTGCGAGCAGCGCATCCGTCGCGCCTTCCGTCTGCCGCCCATTTTCGTCGGTCAGGCCGCGGATTATGCCTTCGCGACGGCTTATGTCTCGTACAATGTGGCCGAGGCCCAGGTCTTCAAGCCGGAGCGCGACGAGTTCGACGAGGTTATCTCGATGAAGCTGCTCACGGCCATGGGCTACTCCGGCTATCGGATGAAGTCGAAGCCGCTGGTGATCGAGGATGCCTCGCTCAAGATGCAGGGCATCGAGCTTGCCATGAACACCAGCCATGTGATGCCTTCCGACATAATCCGCGAGATCAACGAGGTTGCCAAGACGAGCATCCGGTACTCGGAAGAGCCGGTCACCTTTGATGCGGCCATGACGGTCGATGAGGAAGGCAACATCGTCCACGTCAACACGCTGGACAATAGGGCTGGAACCCTGAACGGCGACAACGGAACGCCAGTCGAGGCTCCTAAACCGTCCTCGACCCAGAAGGCCGCGCCGTTAGGAGTTCTTGCACTCGCTCACGACACGCTCGCAGCTCTGAGGGGCAGGGATTTTGCCGAGCTGGCCAAGCATGTGAAGTTAATTGCATCACTAGACGAGCGTGGCAGGAAGGAGTTCCAGAAGGCTTGCGCGAGCCTGCAGTTCATAGACCCGTCCTATGACCTCGAGGGGCTTGGGGAATTGATGAGCTGCACGATCGCAGTCATGCAGTCAGAGCATCAGCACCATCACTAGGCGGGGGGAGCCATGCTGAAACTGCAGGCGTTCCTCGCTCTGGAGAAATCGGTCGCCTCGACCATGCATGCCGCATGGGACCATGTTGCGCGGCGCATCGTTAGCCAGGTCGGGCCGTTGCTTGCGGCACGCAAGTGGGACGACGCCCACGACATTGCCAACAAGCTCTCCATGTTCGGGGTGGTGGAGCGGCACCGGAAGCGTCTGGAGGAGCTGGCCGTCAGCTCCTTTCTGTTCGGGGCACACAACGTGACGGGAAGCCTCCAAGCCACCTCGTACGTCAAGCGCGAGCAGTCGCTCCCGTACTCGATCCAGCTGGCCCTGGATCAGATGACGGACATGGTTGAGTTCCATGGGGCTGAGATGGTGCGCCAGGAACTGCATAAGGCCATTCGCCGGGAGGAGCTGCGCAAGTACGACATGTCCTCGGAGGACCTGGAGGAGGCTGGGATGCAGAACCCAGAGCAGGCCGGTCCCCGCAAGAAAAAGAAGGTCCGCAAGGATGACGATATGGCCGAACGCCTCAATCAAGCCGTCATGGGCACAGGGCGCATGGCCATCGACATTGCGGCGAACCTCACGACGAGCCGCCTGGTCACGCTTGGGTTCCTGGCCGAGGCGATCAACAAGAAGATCGAGACGTACCAGATCAACGAGGTGCTCGACGAGAAGACCTGCCCGGTATGCCAGTACATGCACGGCAAGACGTTCTACGTGCAGAAGGAATACGGGAGGGTGATGCAGGCCCTGGGAACCCAGGACCCGCAGCAGCTGAAGAGCCTTGCTCCATGGCCGAATCAGTCCAAGGCAGGTCTCGCCAAGCTCAATGCCATGAGCCTCGAGGAGATGCAGGCTGAGGGCTATGGTTCTCCGCCTTACCATCCGGGGTGCCGAGGTGTTCTGGCGCTTGTAGGAACCGTAACGGAGGAAATCCCTCTGGGCGGGCTCGTTTCGTCCCCCTGAGAGACGTGACCCAGAGACATTCAGTCCTTCAGTGTCTCTGGATCATTTCCTAGTCCGAGACGTGCAATTAATTGCAAATTCTCGTTGAGACGCGCGTGCGCGTGAGTATTCTGCGCCACGTTAACCGTGCGCAGAGATCGAGGCGAAGCGTTGTTCAAGGAAGCGACAGGTTTCGGAGAAGAGACGGAAGGCTTTGGCCTTTCGGGCTTTTCGTCGCCCGCTGTCTCCGACGACAACCACACCGTCGCGATCCGGAAGACCGACGAGGAAGAGCAGCTCGTATTTGGCGAGGTCTATGCTCCGGGTTTCCCTGACAGCCAGGGAGATTTCATGACTCGAGAGTCCATCAAGCAGATGGCGTACGAGTTCATGCGGAAGGGCTTCGTCAACAAGATCGACCTGAACCACAATCAGGAAGAGTCCGGCTGCTACGTTGTCGAGAGCTTCATTGCACGGGACGACGACCCGATTTTCATTCCAGGCTCATGGGTTATCGGCGTGAAATGCACCGATGATGTGTGGGCTCTCGTAAAATCGGGTGAGCTCAACGGGTTCTCCTTCGATGGGGTTGGTTTCCGGGTCGAGAATTTCATCGAACTCGAAATTCCACCGATCATCGAGGGGGAAACCGATGAAGCAAATGGCCACAAGCATAGGTTCTTCGTGAAATACGACGAGGAGGGAAACTTCCTCGGCGGATGGACCGATGTCGGGCCAGATGGGTCCAGGCACCGCATTTTGCGCGGGACGGTCACGGAAGAAGACAACGGCCACGCTCACCGGTTCTCGTTCGTTGAAGGAGTGCTCTATGCCCAAGCTGCGCATTAAGGCCAATGAGCTGATCGACACGGACGTGAACTTCGTATCGCTGGTCAAGCGGGGAGCCAATCGCATCCCGTTTCGGATCACGAAAGAGGACGATGAAATGCTGGACCTGCACAAGATTGGTCGCCGGTTTTTCCATAAGGCCGACCCCAAGCCCGAGATCGTTGCAGCCGTAATTGCCAAGGGTGCTGACCTGAACAAGATTGCGGCAATCTTCAAGTCTGTCGGTCTCGATCCGAAGCAGTTCGTCAAGAATGAGACGGGCGACTGCATCACGGTTGCGAAGGCCGATGCCGACAAGGCGAAGAGTACCGTCGTGCTGAAGGTGTCCGATGAGGTCGGCCTGGTCATCACCCATGTGAAGAAGCTGTTCGACGACTTCTCCTACGGCTCCACGGACTTCAATGTCGTCATGGCTACCGAGGGTGTTTACCCGTCCATCTGCGTTGCCAAGGACGCCCTGGCGACCACCATCGCCAACATCCTCTACAAGGCGGCCTCCCCTGAAGATGCGTCGAACCAGATCGGTCAGGCGATCGACGACTTCAAGGGCTATATGACCATGCTCCTGAAGAACGTCCCCATGCAGGCGTTCAAGATGGAGTTCGAGCTCGCCAAGTCCGAGTCGAAGTTTCCCCTCGGGGATGAGGCTCCGGTCGAGGTTGCTGAGGAAGAGGTCGAGAAGGCCGATGCCGGGAAAAACGGCACGGGCGCTGGCTTCGAGCACGGCAAGGGCACTGGCACTGATCCTCGCGCTACTGCTGATGATCTGGCCAACACTGCTGTGAACGCCGTTCCGGGCGAGTCCACCACCGGCAACCCCGATGAAGGTCCCGCAGAGGCTCGCAAGGAAGAGGTGAAGGGCCTGCCCGATCCCAAGGGTCATGAGCCTGGTGACCCCGATGGTTTTGCCGCCCCGCCCACGGACAGCGATGAAGCCACGCGCCGTGCGACGGAGGACGACCGCAACAACACGACCTTCGGCAGTGTCAACGGGAGCTCGATCCCGGATGGTGACTCCGGCCTTGGCCGCTTGGGTGGCGTGCGCAAGGAGGGTGACGCCGACATTGGCAAGAAGGGCAAGGGCAAGAAGCTGCCCGATGAGGAATCCGGCGCGGGAGCCCAGAAGGCTGCCGGGCAGGAGAGCGACCTTGGTGAAGTTGCTAAGGCCGACAACACCGACATCCTGGATGCCATCGCGCAGCTCCAGAAGTCGGTCGAGGCGGCTGTTGCTGAGGTCAAGAAGGAGGTGGGTACGCTCAGCGAGCGCGTCGATCAGATGGACATCCGTATCCAGAAGACCGACGAGGCACTGAACGGAACCGTGTTCAATGAAGCGGGTGGTGACGTGGCGCGTGTCGCCAAGTCCGAGCCGTCTCTCCCGCCTCTTCTGGACACCGCCTACGAACGACGCGAAGTCGCGTGAGTGCGGAGAATAGACCGCTATCCGTATTGAGAAGGAACAGAAGCATGACCACGAACAGCAGCCTCCTCCGCAAGGCCGATCTCGCGATTGCGGACCTGCAGTCCAATGGCGGTGAGCTCTCGCCTGAGCAGGGCGCGGCGTTCATCCGCAAGCTCATCAAGCAGCCGACGCTGATCCGTCAGTGCCGCGTCGTCGAGATGCTGGCCTCGAAGCGTAAGATCAACAAGATCGGCTTCGGCAGCCGCATCCTTCGCAAGGCGGTCTCCGCGACTGCGCTGACCGAGCAGCAGCGCTCCAAGCCGACGACCGAGCAGATCGAGCTCAGCACGAAAGAGCAGATCGCTGAGGTGCGTCTGCCTTACGATGTTCTGGAAGACAACATCGAGCGGGCGACGGCTGCCAACAACGAAGCCTCGAACACCGGTCCGGGTGGTCTCCGTCAGACGATCATCGACCTGATCGCTGAGCGTGCAGCGCTCGACCTCGAAGAGCTGGCGCTCCTGGCCGACACCGACTACACGAATGGCGCTGACCAGGATGACGAGGACTACCTGTCCCAGCTCGACGGCTGGCTGAAGATCGGCTCCGATAAGGGCAACGTTGTGGACGCTGATGGTGAGACTATCTCCAAGAGCGTCTTCAAGCGCGGCCTGAAGGCCATGCCGAGCCAGTACCAGCGTAACAAGGCGGCTCTGAAGCACTTCGTCTCGGTGAATAACGAGACCGAGTACCGCGACACGCTGGCCGACCGCGGCACGGCCCTCGGTGACCAGATGACCCAGGGCACCAGCCCGACCTTCGCTTACGGCTCGCCTGTGGAAGGCGTGGCTCTGATGCCGGAGGACAAGGGCATGTTCACTGACCCGCTGAACCTGATCTTCGGCATTCAGCGCCAGGTCTCGATGGAGTTTGACAAGGACATCACGTCCCGCGTCTACATCATCGTTCTGACCTGCCGCATCGACTTCCAGATCGAGGAGCCCGAGGCTCTCGTCGTCTACGAGAACATCGCTTCCTAATAAGCTGTGAAGCGCAATTAATTGCAAATGCGGGGTCAGTGGATTAATCTGGCCCCGCATTTTTTGAACGCTAGGAGAGCGGTATGCTGAAAGCAAAACTCAAGAAGCCAAAGCGCCTCTACAGAGGGGACACACTCTACGAACAGGGTCAGGAAGTGGAGGTCGATATCGCGACCGCCCGAGTCCTGATGCAGGACCCCAGGTTCGAGATCATTGGCCTTGACGATCTTCTTGCCGGGAAGGTGGAGGAGGCTTCAGCTAAGGCCGAGGTGGAGCAGGAAGCTCCGAAGGCTGAAAGCAAGCGCCCGGAGAGCAAGGAGGAGCTTTATCAGGCGATCCGCGCCGCGGCTGATCAGCTCGATCCCGATGACGAGGATGCCTATACCGCCACCGGCAAGCCGCAGGTCGCAGCCCTCGAGAAGATTCTCGGCTACGATATTACGGCTGAGGAGAGGGACAACGCCTTGAACATCAAGGCAAAGCCCGTACTCGATGAGGCCGAGAGCCAGACGAAGAAGGGCGGCGTGGTGATCAAGCGCGTCAAGAAGGAAGAGCCGGTCGAGGTCAAGGAACCGGCCCAGAACGACCCGACCACCAAGGGGGCTGTGGAGGTCTAAGATGCTCCTCGCATCCGTTCAGAGCATTCGCGAGAGTCTCGGTTACGACGACATGACGGACATCAACACGGCTATCGAGATGTCCCTTCATGCTGCCGAGCACCAGATCGCATCCGTCTTGCAGACGAGCTTTGAGCGGAGCGATGTGACGGACACGTTCTGGGTCTACCGACCTGGCTTCGTTCAGGGAGCGCATTCGGAGACACAGTTCAAGCTGAGCCGGGGCTTTCTAGCCTCGGCTCCGACCATAGAGGTGGTAGAGGCGGGTGGTTTCAGCAGCGGCGCGTCCAAGAATGTTACCGGCTCCATGGCGGTCGATCTTGAGCGTGGGGTGGTAACCGATTTCACGACCCGCTTCACCCAGCAGTACGTCAGGTTCACGTACCAGGCGGGTTTCGAGCCTGACCCGGACAACGATCAGTCTTACAACCTCGACCAGGTGCCGAGCTGGCTGCAGGAAGCGGCGAAGCTGCGCTGCCTGATCCACATTGCGAACAATCCGAGCATCACGGAGGTCGGGATCAAGCTCGACACGCCTGTGCTGGAAGCCCAGTACGCGGCGCTGATCCACCGTCATCTCCGCTACGCACCCATGGCCCTGCTGCCGATGTGAGGAGGCCATGGCTTCCTCATTCCAGTTCCAGGTCCGGTTCCGTAACAGGCGCTTCAACGATGCCCGTAAGGGCCTGGAGGCGTTTGCCCGGCAGCTGCAGAAGGACTGGGACGGCTCCGCCAAGGTCATGAGCCAGGAGCTGAAGGAGTTCCTGGATAGCGTGGCCCATGCTCTAGCTTCCCGTCACGGTATGCCATGGCCGAGCGGGACGACCGATAAGAGCCTCTCCAGTCGCACCGGACAGCTGGTCAGTTCCCTGGAGCGCAGCGTAACCGTCAAGGGTCAGACGTGGCGGTCCCTGAAAGCGTACATCACGGTCGGGTTTCCTGGCGTGATCCACGAGTTCGGGGCCACGATCAAGGCGAAGGAAGCCAAGTACCTGACGATCCCGCTTCCTCCGGCGCTGGATGAGCGTGGCGTTCCGCTCAAGAAATCCGCCAGGGATTGGGAGAACACATTCGTCGCCCGGACCAAGGCTGGTAACCTCATCATCTTCCAGAAGCGGGCGACCCAGATCGTGCCGCTCTATCTACTCAGAGAGACGACCACCATCCCGCCCCGTCTCGGTCTGCGGGAGACCATTAATACGGGGCTTCCGCACTTTGTGGAGCGGGCCATGGATCGCATGGTCCGGCATTTCCTGACGAACTGAGGAGGCGGCCATGGCCGAAAGCGTCCGCCATCGGATACTGACCACGATGATCGCCAAGTTTCAGGCGGTCGAGCCGCCCGATTGGCCGATCAAGTTCTCCACGGTCGAGCTGGGTCCGCTGGGGGAAGCCGATCACCGCAAACGGTTCTCGATAGGCATCGTGCCGGGGCCGGAGCGGTACTCGCACCTGTACCCGTATACCGTCCGCAACATGACGGTCGGCATCGAGTTTCGGATCACGGTCAACCGGGACGACCCTTTTCCGGGGCATCTCGGTGAAATGGTGCTGACGGTTGTGGAGCAGGTCGTTTCCAGGAACAGGCAGTGGGACGGCCTGGCTGTCGATACCCAGCTCACGAACAACGAGATCGACATGACGACCTACGGGGACCGCACCGTCATGGGCGTGCTCTGGATCGAGGTACAGTTCCGTCATTCGACAGACGAGCCGACTGACCCCAACCCGACGATCTAGTGGGATAATAGAGGCGCCAAGCAGATAGCGCTTCATTGACCCCGGCTCCCCGAAAATGCAATTAATTGCAACTGTATGGAGCCGGGTTTCCGGCGCATCTAAAGGATGCTCCACGATGAAGCTGAAGCGCGACCACTTCTCCGGCCTGAGCCGGATTTTCGGTGAGAAGGACAAGAACCTCGCGTACGTGCTGAACACCAAGCCGGACCGTGAGGACTTCGACACGATCGATCCGATCGAGGACACCGATACGGCTACGGCCAAAGACGTAGCTGACAAGCTCAACGAAATTCTTGCAGCCCTCAAGACGCCTGCCGCACCTGGTGAGGATACTGAAGATTAAGACGCAGCCCGAGCGACAAAGGAGATAACCATGGCCGTCCTTCTTACTCGTAGGGCTGTCGTTCAGGCTAAGGTCGAGACTGTCTACGGCCAGACTGAGAGCGTGGGGGTCGATGACGGCGTTCTCGTTGCTGAGCCGACCTACACGATCGAGCCGAACGTGCTGGAGCGCACCTTCGTTCGCGACAGCCTTTCTCAGACGCCTCACATCATTGGCCGCAAGCTGGCCCAGATGGAGTTCCAGACGGAGTTCCGCGGTAACGGCAAGCAGCATTCCGGTAATGCTTTGGATGCCCCGATCATCTCCCGCCTGTTCCGGGCGTGCGGCTACGCCATGACCGAGGAGGCAGCTCCCTGGGTCAAAGGCGTGTTCGAGATCGATGATCACGCGAACCGCGTGAAATGGACCGCTGATGTCCAGAACGCCGATAACGAGGATGTCATCTGCTACTTCATCGAGGTGACGACTGGCGGTGCTTCCGGCGTGGCCGAGATCACCATCACGTCCGATACTCAGGGCGAGGGCTCCGCTGCCCAGGCCATCTCCGATGGAGTGGACATCAACGTAGGCACCCATGGCCTGGTCCTGACACCGGAGTTCACGGGTGATCTGCAGATTGGGCAGAAGTGGGTCGTATGGCTCATGCCTGTGGGCCTGCGCCTCGATCCGATCTCGGACAACTTCGAGTCCGTCACCCTTGTCATGTACAAGGACGGCGTGAAGCACGTGATGCCGGGTGCATTCGGCACGTTCGAGATCACGGCGACCGCAGGCGAGTTCGCCACGATCAACTGGACGTTCACCGGCATCTGGCAGCCGCCCGTCGATGAGACGATGCCGTCGCCAAACTACGAGCGTACGCTTCCGCCCCAGGTCGAGCTGGCTCGTCTCCGGGTGGGCGGCTTCTACGCGATCGTGGAGCAGTTCACCTTCGATCAGGGGAACGACATTCAGGTCCGACCGGACGTGTCGTCCAAGGAAGGTTACATCGGCACCCGCATCGTCAGCCGTGCGCCGGAAGGCGGGATCAACCCTGAAGCCGATCTCGTGGCGAACAACGACTTCTGGTCCCAGTTCGCCCGCGCAGACCGGATGCCTTTCCAGATGCGCGTAGGCCATCAGAAGGGCAACACGGCGTGGATCATCGCTCCGGGTGTCCAGTACACCGGACTGACTTACGCCGACCGCAATGGCATTCTGTCCTACGATGCCGGACTGCGGTTCCCGGCCTATGACACGAACGACGAGGTGTGTTTCTTCTTCTGCTAGTCTCCTAAGGCGAGCCTGAACCAGACTGGCGGCCCTCCGGGGCCGCTCTTTTTTGCACCTCGAACGACTAATCACCAACGTAAGAATTGGTTGAGAAACAATCGCTAATGCACAGACCAAGGAGGGTAGGCATGAGCGACAGAGCAGTAGGTTTGATAGGCATCTTCGTTATCCTCGCGGGGGCTCTCTGTGCCTGTACTTCGAGCCACTCCGAGGAGGAGCGCCAATATGGCGTGCACTGCATGAACGGGTGGACGGGATCGCACCTCGATTTCGAGGAGAAGGTGAAGGCGTCCCTGCGTGACCCGAAGAGCTTCGAGCACGTTGAGACCCGCACCTCGAAGGTCGTAAACGGTCAGAACAAGGTGCGCATGGAGTTCCGAGCGAAGAACGGATTTGGCGGGATCAACAGGGCGTTTGCCTATGGGGTGATCGACAACAAGACCTGCAAGCTGATCTCCTGGCGGATTAGTGAGTAGACCGCCCCGCTTATCACCGAACTTGTCTTGTGCAATCAATTGCATACTCATGTGTTCGGTGGCTCCCATGAGCGGGAACGGAAGCAAGTTCAAGGTCAAGGTTTATATCGTCCAGAAAGCCGACAGGAAGGGTCACCTGTACGGTGATATTCTGGCGGCCAAGCTCACATTCCAGGCCGCCCACGAAATCGCCAAGGCCCACGCCCCGGCTAAAGTGACGTGCATTCTGGCCGACAAGACGCCATACCTGAACGGGCCGGAACACGTCTCGAACCATCCGCAATGCAATTAATTGCAAATCGCCTCTAGCTGCGTAACTTTTACGGCTGTCGAAAACAGCCATGCAGCCTGGAGGCAGATTATGGCACTCGTTGCTCTGACCGTGCATGACACGGTTGAATACGTTTCTGATCTCGACCCTGCGAAGACCAAGGAGACGGTCCCGGTTGACCCGAACGATCCGTCCAAGGGGACGGAAACGCGGGAGACCATTGCTGACGGTGCGACTGTCTTCCTTCTCCGCCCGCTCGACGTGTTCCTGATGGGGCACATCTACGACAACGCCTCGGTGATCTCGGGCAAGCAGGGTGACGATACGGTCGGCATCCACACGCGGATCAACCAGACGAACATCGATGCCGTCCGGCATGGCCTGGCTGGCTTCAAGAACTTCATGGACAGGTACGGCAACCCTGTCCGGTTCAAGACCCAGAAGACGATCGTCAATGGGCGCGAATACCAGGTCGTGCACGATGACATCATGAACATGCTGGGTGTCCGGCTGATTGCCGAGCTGGCTCAGAAGATCAAGGACATCAGCGAGGTTAGCGCGAACGAAGAAAAAAACTCCGGAAGTGCGTTGCCGCCATCCGGCTAATGCCGGAGCGGCAGTGTGACGGCTGCAAGCGACAGGACGAATGGGGCTGTCACGCGAAGCCGTACACGGTGGTGAACGATCAGGGTGTGGAGGAGGTGCGCTGGCACCGACCGGCGCAGCTCCCGATCACCCTCCTGGGTGAAGAGACATGGGCCTGTCCCCGTCAACCCATCCGGGAAAATCCGTTCTTCTGGTCGAAAGTGCTGAAGTTCTACGGGCTCTACAAGAAGGGATTCCTGCCGGACCAAGGCGCGATCGTAGACCAGTCGAACAAGCTGATCGAGCTCTTCCGCATCATCGATGACGCGAATGACCAGTGTGATCAGGAAGAGCTGAACAGGGAAAAGCAAAGGCAGAACCGAGAGAGCCGGATGCCAGCCCGGAGACGGTAAGCAGAGATGGCCGCGATCAGCCAGCAGGAACTAGAGTTCGTGCTGAAGATGCACGATCAGATCAGCCGCAATCTGAAGCAGGTTGCGGATACACTGGCTGGCGTGGCCAAGCGGGCGGACGAGGTAGACAAGAACGCCAAGAAAACCGTCTCCTCCCTGGAGCGCATCGTTGGAGCGGCAAAGGCGGCGGGCACCGCACTGACCGGTGCCTTCGCCAGCCGAGGCATGCTGGGCAAGACCCTCGGGGTTTTCTCCCAGTACGAAAAGGGCCTCATCAACGTCCGTAAGACCACGGACATGACTGCTCAGGAGATGGAGCAGTTCGAGGCGACCTTTGACCGGCTCCTCAAGACCATGAGCGGCGTGCGTCCCGGCCAGATGCTGGACATCGCGGGCGTGGCCGGTCAGATGGGCATCCGCGGCGCGGATACGATTGCCGAGTTCTCCCGCATCATGGGCGAGCTGTCGATCGCGGCTCCCACGGTGCAGGGCGAGCACGGTGCCCAGATCATCTCCCGACTGCTGACGATCACTCGAGAAGGCATCCAAGCTGCCGACACGTTCACGGACGTTCTGGTCGAGCTGGGTAACACCACGGCTGCGACCGAGTCCGAAATCCTCGATCTGGCTTCCCGAATTGGTCAGGCCACGGCCCAGTTCAAGCTGGGCTCGACCGCCATTCTGGGCCTGGCCGCCGCGGCTGCCGAGCTGAACTTCCGACCCGAGCTGTTCGGTACGGCCATGGGCCGCGTGTTCATCCAGCTCAATGACGCTGTTATCAACAACACCAAGGGTATGCAGCGTCTGGCCGAGATGACCGGCATCACGCGGGAAGAGTTCCAGAAGATGCTGGAGACTCACCCGGAGAATGCCTTGCTGGTGTTCCTGCAGGTCGTCCGGGATATGCGCGATGAAGGCCAGTCGATCACGAACTTTATGCGCGACTTCAACCTGACCGGTATCGAGACGCTATCGGTGGTTGGTGCGGCCTCGCAGAACCTGGATGTCTTCAGGAAGAAGCAGATGGACGCCTCGCGGGCGAGGCAGGAGGACATTGCCCGCACCAAGGAATACCAGAACGCCATCCAGGGCCTGTCTGCCCAGTGGGACGGTCTGGTCTCCAGTGCGACCGTGCTCACCAAGCAGCTGGGCAGTGCATTGGCTCCGGCTGCCAAGGCTGTCGTCGAAGGTCTGCGCGAGCTCGTCAATTGGGCATCGGAAGCCTTCGCCGCTCTACCTGACAACGCGAAGAAGGTAGTCGCGGTCATGGTCACGCTTGGCCCCGCCGTCATGGGCGTGGCCACGGCGTTGAAGCTGCTGTCAGTCCTCCCCGGCATGAGTGCTATCCTGGGCTGGGGCGGGCGGGCCATAGCCATGTTCGGCACGCTGTTGAAGGCCATCTTCAGTTTGAAGTCTGCGGCTGCCGTATTCACGCTGCTCCGCACCGTCATCATGGGTGTGGGCGCGGCCATGTACGCGCTTGTCGGGTGGCCCGGCATCATCGTGGCCGGTATCGCGAGTGCCGCGGCGCTTGTCATCTCCAATTGGGAGGAGGTCAAGGCGTTCTTCTCCCAGAGCTGGACCGAGATCGCCAAGCAGGCTTGGGAAAAGATCACCGGGGTATTCAAGCGCATCGGGGAGTACATCAAGGGCGTCTTCGCTGATGTGATCGATTGGCTGAAGCAGGACGACGCGGACCTGCGCAGCACCCTAGATGTGGACACCCAACCGGCTCAGCAGGCCCTGGAGGACGTTAAAAAGGGCGGTCACGGCATCATCGGTGAGATCACGACGAACATCGGCAAGGGCCTGTCTGAGGCGGCCAAGGCGGCCCTTGATGAGCTGTTCGATCCGTATGAGGCTCGCAGGAAGATCGAAGCCTACAAGAAGGCGCTGGACGAGCTGAAGCAACTGGGCCGAGAGGCGCAGGAGGACGCGGGTTACAAGCCCGAGGACATTGCCAAGCTCGAGGCCCTGATCAAGAAGGCCGAGCGGGAGCTCGAACCTTTCAAGGTCGAGATTGAGGGGCTGGATCGCGAGATCGAGCGGGCCAAGGCTGTTACCAAGGAGCGCCAGAACCAGCTCGACATCCTGGATCGTATCCGGGAGTACGAGGAGGCAAACGGTAAGCTCACCGAGGAGCAGACCCGGCAGCTCACGGAGCGCCTGAAGACGCTCCAGGAGATCGAGAAGACCAACGCCTTCGAGGCGAGGTCCCGAGAGCTGCGCCGTACTCTTGAGGATGCCACCGCGCTGACTCTGGAGCGCAAGATAGAGCTCGAGGTCCTGCGTACGATCGAGGACACGGAGCGCGAGATCGGCAAACTGACTGCCGAGCGGAAGCAGCAGATTGCCGAGATGATCACGCTTACCCGTCAAGCGGAGGCGTTCCGTGGCCTCCTCGACAAACTCGATCCGGTCGGGGCCGCCATACGCGATTATGAGCAGAATGTCCGCACCCTGAACGAGGCACTGCGTCAGGGCTGGATCGATGCTGATCGCTACAACTTCCTCCTGCAGAGGCTGAACGAGACGACGCTATCCGCCCGGAACCCGATCCTGGAGCGCGTGCGCACCATGCGCCAGGAGCTCGACCTGATGCGGCTGCGTGGCCGGGAGTTGGATGTCGAGAGGACGGCCCAGCAGGAGATCAACCGTCTGCGCGAGCAGGGCGTCCAGATCACGCCGCAGCTTACCGAGGCGATCCGCGAGTACGCAGAGGCGCTGGCCGACGCCAACCAGCAGTCTAAAGGCGGCATCCAGGGGTGGCTCGATGCGGTCGGTACGTTCCAGGACGGCATCGCTAAGCTGCAGGAGGACGCGATCGGCGGTCTGGCCGACGCGATCACCGGCTTCATCAACGGTACGGAGAACAGCTTCCGCAACTTCCTCGTCCGCCTTGGCCAGATGATGGTCAAGTTCGCGGTCGAGAACACGATGCGCGAGCTGCTGACCCCGATTGCCCAGCAGCAGAAGAAGGACTCCACGTCCCGGCTGGAGCAGGCCATCACCAACCTAGAAACGATCGGCCAGTCTGGCATCAACACGCCACAGGCGGTCGTCAATGCCGGTTCGGTCAACATCAATGGCCAGGACCTGGGCAACCTGTTAAGCGCCCAGACTGCCGGGAACCAGGGTGCCTCGAGTGTCCCTAGCACGTCCGGGGTGAACCTGAGCAGCACGCTGGGGAACAGCATGACCCGCCTCGGTACGGGCGGGTCGCTGGGCAACATCACTAAGGCTGCTTCCCAGGCTGTTACCCAGGTCAATAAGGCAGTTTCTTCGGCTACGGCTGCTGCAGTCGATAACGTGACCAAGTTCATTGGCATGCACGAGGTCACGAACCGGGGCACGATCAACTCCTTCCTCAAGGCGGGTGGCGTCAACATCGACGCGGCCAAGACCGCCTGGTGCGCTGGGTTCGTCAACTCGGCCCTGAAGCAGATCGGCGTTACGGGTACCGGTTCGCTTATCGCCGCTGACTTCCTGGATTGGGGCCAGGCCGTAAGGCCCGAGGATGTGCTGCGTGGTGACGTGCTGATAGCCCACCGTGGCCGCAAGCCCGGACAGACCGGAGCGCATGTGGGCTTCGCCACCGGAAATACGCGCATGGGTCCGCGTGGCCTACAGCTCGAGATGCTCTCTGGCAACGAGAGCAACCGCGTGCAGACGAGCTGGTACGACGCCAACCAGCTTGCGATCCGCCGTGCGACTGAGGACATGCAGAAGCTGGGTCAGACCACTCAGATGGCGACGACCCAGATCAATCAGCAGTTCCAGCAGACCGGCATGACCATCCAGCAGGCGGGTATGCAGGTGCAGCAGGGTGCGGGTCAGGCGTCCTCCGCTATGCAAATGACGGGGACCAATATTCAGCAGGTTGCCTTCGGCACCCAGAACGCCGGGCAGTATGCTGCCGAGGCCGCGCCCAAGATCGACCAGGCGGCTTCCGCCTTCCAGAACGCGGGCATGAAAGCGGGCCAGGCAGGTCAGCAGGCGAGCACGGCTCAGCCCGGCCTCGGTGGCCTGGAGAGCGGCATTCAGGGCCTGCTCGCGCCGCTGAACCAGGTGATCCCCGGTCTTGGCAACTTCGCCAGCGCGATCCTCGGCCTCGTGCAGCAGCTCTTTTCCGGCCTCGGAGGGGGAGGCGGGTTATTCGGTGGCATCCTGGGCTTCCTGTTCCACAGCGGTGGTGTGGTCGGACGGACCAGAATGACCAGGCCCATGCCCGCTTTCGCGTGGGCCGGTGCGCCGCGATTCCATGACGGCCTGTTCAAGAAGGATGAGTATCCGGCCATCCTGAAGCGCGGCGAGCGCGTGCTGACCGAGAACCAGAACAAGAGGAACCTCGCCCTGATCGACGGGCTGTCCCGTCAGGTTGAGGAGATGGGCAAGGTGATCCAGACCTCGCGTGCTGGTCGCGGCCGGTACGGCGACACGCACCAGACCATCGTCAACAACATCAACGTGCGGGATGCCAGCGGCTTCCGGAAGTCGGAGGGTCAGCTCTTTGCCGACGCCCAGCTGAAGATGCAGCGCATGGCCATGAGGAACAACTGAACGTGCAATTAATTGCACACGAGGTGCGAGATGTCTCTGATCTGGATAGATGGCTTTGACGCTTACAACGTGGGTGGGTCGGGAGATAGTATCAGCCCGCCTTCCCAGTATGACGCGACTGCCATCCTGCGCAGTTCGGAGTACGTGGACGCCAACAATGTGTTCTGCGCGACCGACAGCAGGACCGGACGGGGACGCTCACTCCGTTTTGCCGCTGATACGGCATCTAACGGAAACGGGTGGCTCAGGAAGGCTTTCCCTGCAAAGGGAGAAATCGTAGCGGGCTTCGCCTACAAGTACGTGCCTACGACCCTCGATGAGGTTGTCCGGTTCGAGTACGACAACCTGTTCGGCAGCCGCAACCGGATGATGTCCGTGTACATCAACGGCAATGCGGGCCTGACGATCAGCGTGGGCTCGAACAACCCGGTCGCTTACAGCCCGCCCAACATCATCTTCCCGAACGTCTGGCATTACGTGGAGGTCAAGTACAAGCCTCGGGTTAGCGGAGGCCGCATTGTCGTCCGCGTCGATGGCGTCACGTTCATAGACTACAACGGCAAGACCAAGCCGGATGACCTGCCGGAGGTCGTGAATACGCTCTTCTGGGGGCAGAGCTCGGGTGAGTGGTCGAACAGCAGCCAGCTTTACGTCTACAACTGGATTGACGACCTCTACGTCCTCGACACGACCGGTACGAGCTTCAACGACTTCCTCGGGGATGTGGTCGTCCATTCGATGATGCCCGCCAGCGATGAAGGGCCGAACCAGGGTAACCAGTTCGGTGGTGGCCTGGCCAAGTTCACGGCGATCGACGAGATCGGGCCGGACGAGGACCTGTCGTACATCTACTCGAACACGGTCGGGGTGAAGGAGATGTTCGGCATCAATCCGCTGCCGGACAACATCATCGACGTGCTGGCGGTAGGTGTGTGCGTCCGGGCGAAAAAGGACGCAGCGGGCATCTCGAACTACAAGATTTGCGCCCGTCTCGACAGCATCGAGGAGCAGTCTGCCATGCTGACCGCTCCGACCCAATACATCACCCGACAATTCATCCTCGAGACCAAGCCTGGTGGCGGTGCCTGGGACAAGGAGGCCGTCGAGGATATGCACTTTGGGTTTGAGCTGTTCTGATGTCGATCCGGGTCACACAAGGCGAGTCCAGAATACTGGCTCCGCAAGAGCAGCCGGAGACCAGGGTCACGCAGGTCGAGGAGCGCGTAAGTGCGACCGCGCTCTTCCCACGCTTTCGTGCGACCCAGGCGTATCTCAATTTCGTCGGCATCCAGCGCAATCGGCCCTACGACCCGGAAGACCCGTACAACCCCGATCCAGAGGGGCCTGGGGGGCAGGAGCCCGGTCAGCCTGGACCGCCACAGGACCCGATCTACGGCGCTCCTTCGACCAGCGACAACATCTACATGACGCAGGCCGAGCTGCGCATCCTCATGACGTTCACGCCAAACTTCGAGTGGATAGAGATGTTCATCAACGAAGAGTTCCCGCATGACATCAGCTTCAACTCGATTGGCGCGACCCGTTACCAGACGGACGTGGTGATGGTGGACAGCGGCCACGACCAGCGCAACAGCCGCTGGGATCAGCCGCTCATGGAGTATGATGTTGCCTACGGCGTCCGCACCATGGAGCACCTGCACGACCTGATCGCGTTCTTCCGGGTCATGCAGGGCAAGAAACACGCCTTCCTGTACCACGACCATATCGACTACACCTCGACGCTGGCACAGCGCGAGGAAGCCAGAAGCATCCCCGATACCACCCCGCTCGACCAGATCATCGGTGTCGGGGACGACTTCACGAAGACGTTCCAGCTCGTGAAGCGGTACCCCACGCTTTCCGGGGAACATTACGCGACCCGCCCGATCTACAAGCCGAAGCCCGGCACCGTGAAGATTGCGATAGACGGTCAGGAAGTCAGCTGGTGGACGTGTGACTACAACACGGGAAAGATCACGTTCACGCCAAGGCACGCCGTCACGAACCTGCAGAACGCCTCGATCATTCGCCAGGGCGGCTCCACCTCGACCCGCTGGAGGATCACCGCGGACGGTACGGACCTGTTCGCCGGGTTCCACGTGGGCGAGCGCATCGTGATGATCAACTGGCTGAACGCGGAGAACAACACGAGCGAGTCACTCCGAGTGCCGATCCTCGACATCACGCCGAGCTACATGGACATCAACCTCCCGGCCCCACACGGGATGAACGAGACGAACCGCAACGGCGTGTCGATTTACTCGCATCCGGCCCCGGATCAGGGAGCCGAGATTACGGCAGGTTATCATTTCTGGGTGCCCGTACGCTTCGACACCGACCGGCTGCCGGTCTCTCTGGAGGAGTACGGCATCGGTGGCGCGGCTGACGTGAAGCTCGTCGAAGTGAGGCCAGGGGAGCAGTAATCATGAAGCGCCTCAACAGCGAGCTGTTCAATGAGCTGCGCCGGACTTCCTCGTACATCGTGGCCGCCTGGAAGGTGACCCGGACGGATGGTGTCGTCATGGGCTTCACCTCGGGCGATCAGCCGTTCACGTATGGTGGTGTGGAGTACCTGCCGACCAATTCGTTCTCGGCTTCGGCCCACGTCTCCAAGAACAACTTCTCCGTGGACAACATGAACGCCATCGCCCTGACCGGCGACCACATCACGGAGAAGGACCTGATGGGCGGGGTCTACGACAACGCCAAGGTCGAGCTCTTCTGGATCAGACCGGACAAGCCGGAATGGGGTCACATCCCGATCCGCGGTGGCCGGATTGGCGAGGTCAAGATCAACAAGGGCCAATTCGAGACCGAGCTACGGGCTCTGACGCAGCTCCTGCAGCAGGACTTCGGGGATTTCTACACCCTCGAGTGCTCGGCCACGCTGGGTGACCATCGCTGCAAGGTGAGGATGGACCCGCCCGTATGGGCTCCCGAAATGTCGTGCACGGCGGAGGTCGTCTCCGACGCGGCCCTGGGGACGGTGGTGCGGCCCTCCACGCCGAACGGCTTCTGGTACTACTGCGTGAACGGCGCGAACACGGTCAGCACCGACGTACCGGCGAACAATCCGTACTTCCAGAGCGCCCACTTCAAGGCGCTGGAGGAACTGTCCAAGTTCTTCGGCCCCATCACCGAAATGTTCCGGGTCGTGTGGAGCCGTGTACACAGTGGCACCGGCAACGCCATGGTGGCCCAGCCAGCAGTGCGTACGCTGCGTTATGGCAAGACAGGCAACACGGAGCCTGCATGGCCGACCACGGAAGGCGCGACCGTGGTGGACGGAGAGGTCACATGGCAGGCGCGTCTCGCGAGGGAGGCCACCGGAACCGTTACGGGCGTCTACAACCGGGCGGTTTTCGACTGCCGGGATTTCAATACGGCGTACCCGAACAATTACTTCCAGTACGGCTACCTGCAGTGGGAGACGGGAGAGAACGCGGGCTTCAAGATGGAAATCCGCGAGTACACCAGGAACCCACGCCCCGGCTTCAAGCTCATGGAAGCGATGCCTTACCCGATTAAGCCGGGCGACACGTTCCGCGCCTGGCAGGGGTGCCCGAAGACCAGATACGCCTGCAAGGAAATCTTCCGCAACATCGACAACATGCGGGCGTTCCCCGACATGCCGACTGAGGACAAGGCTCTGTCCACGCCCAACTACTCGCAGCAGGGAACAGCAGTGGAGAACCGCCGTGGTGGAAAGGGCCGTTAGGATCATCCCTCGCAGCGAGATCGTGGAGGTCGCCCGGTCGTGGATAGGTACGCCGTACCGTCACCAGGGCCGTCAGAAAGGTCGTGCAATTGATTGCATTGGCCTGGTCTATGGCGTGTGGCTCGATCTTGGCTTCCCGCCCGTCGATATACCGGCGAACTACACGGAGAGCCCGTCCGGCACGCTTCTGCAGGAGCATGCCGATCAGAACCTCGTCATCACCGATCGCAAGGAACTCTATCCGGGTGACATCGCCATCCTGTGGGGCTGGAAACGGGAGCCCCAGCATTTCGCGATCGTGGGAGAGCACGCCGGTCGCCTGACCATGATCCACGCCTTCTCGAAGCGCGGGTCGGTGGTCGAGCACGGTTGGGATGAGTTCTGGCGGGAGCGCCTCGTGCGCATCTACGAGTTTCCGGGAACGGAGGCGGTCTGATGGCTACACTCGCAATCGGCATCGCCATTGGTGTCGGCGGTTACTTCCTGCAGCAGGCGTTCATGCCCAAGCCGAAGCCCATCGAAGGGCCGCGGCTGTCCGACATCAACGTTCCCGCGGTGAGCCCCGGCAATCCGATTGTCCGGCACTGGGGTACCATGAAGCTCCCTGGTCAGCTGATCTGGACCTCGAAGCTGATCGAGACCAAGCATGTGGAAAAGGTCGGCGGGGGAGGAAAGGGCGGAGGCGGCTCACGTAAGCAGAAGCAGATCACCTATACGTACTCGGTCTACTGCGCGATCGCCGTGTGCAAGGGGCCGGTCTACCGTATCCGGCGCATCTGGGCGAACCAGAAGCTCCTCTGGCAGAACCCGGAGATCGCTGGCGAGGCCCAGCAGGACTTCCTGACTGCGTACTACGAGGAGGGCCAGCGGCTGCTGGACGCGGGCGTGGACGTGGATGAGGCGCACGTCAGCGCGTTCATCTTTGCCTTCAACAACTACGAGCTCGGGGAGTACACGCTCGAGACGCCACAACAGGCGATCAACTGGGTGATCAGTCACCCGATCGGCAACACGCAGCCCTCCTATGCCGGGGTGTCGGAGGTCGTGTCCCGAATGTTCTCCGGCCTCGACAAGGAAAAGGAGTACCTCAGCTACAAGAGCCGCTTCGACCGGCTGCGCATCTATCTGGGCACAGAGGATCAGACCCCCGACCCGACCATTGAAAGCTACAAGGGCGTGGGCAATGTCCCGGCCTTCCGGGGAACTTGTTACTTCGTCATAGACAACCTGCAGCTTGAGGACTTCGGCAACTCGATCCCGGCTTTCAACGTGGAGGTCGAGAAAACTCCGGGTGACGTGCAGCTCCGGGAAATCCTGGCCGACATCTGCCGGGAAAGCGGGATGGACGAAAGCGAGTTCTCGACGGCTGAGATCGGGGATGCCTTCGTGCCCGGTTTCGCCGTAACGCAGGCCACGTCTGCCCGAAACGTTATCCAGGACCTGCAGATGATCTATCCCTTCGACGGCGCGGAAACCGCGTATCGTCTGAGGTTCTCCTGGCTAGACAAGCGGGCTGTGGCGATCCTTCGGCCAGAGGACTTCGGTGCTCACGAGCAGGGCGACGAGCCCCCGCCGTCAGAGACGATCGTGCGCGTGCAGGAGTTCGACCTGCCACAGAAGCTCACGCTCAGCTACCAGGAGCCGGGCCGTAACTACTCGATGAACACCATGACGGCCCAGCGAATGGTGACGGCCTCGAACATGGTTCGGGAGATCGATGTCACGATCGCTCTGACCCGCTCCGAGGCCAAGTCCCGCGTGGAGGAGGCGCTGTCCAACATCTGGAAGGCACGGCGCGAGTACACGTACTTCCTGCCTCGCAAGTACATCATTATGGAGCCGGGTGACTTCGTGCTGATCCCCGAGGTGAAGGGCACACGTATGTTCCGTGGTGCCCGCATCACTGAGGTAAATACCGGCGCGAACGGCATCATCGAGATGAAGATGATCGACCACCACCCGGTCGATTTTATCGCCGCAAACGCCTCGACCGATCTCATTGTAGATGACGACGAGACGGATGCGCCGCCCATCGCCTCGATCACAGTGCCCTATCTCCTCGATCTGCCGCTGCTCATGGACACCGAGGAGGACAATGTAGGGTTCTACGTGGTGCTAGGTGGGACGCGGACGGGATGGAACGGCGGGTACCTGGTCCTCGACATGGCAGATGGCGGGGTGGTCCCGGTCTTCGGTACGACGCCCACCCAGGACAGCTCCGGTGCGGAATGGATTACGGTCGCCTACAATGACGAGGACGTGCCGCACGGCTTCACGCTGAACAAGTTGGGCTATGGGCATCCTGGGGTGTGGGATCGGGCCAACAGACTGCGTGTCCGCCTGAGAAACGCCCACGCCGTGATCCAGAGCCGTACCGAGCAGGAGCTCCTGCAGATGCCCGTCAACGTGGCTGTGGTGGGCGATGAGATCATCCAGTTCGCTGGGGCGATAGACCTGGGCAACGGGCTGTGGGAGCTGCACACGCTGCTCCGTGGGCTTAGGGGCACCGAGTGGGCAATCGATCTCCATGACAAGGCCGACCGTTTCGTCATGCTCACGATGAATGGCACGGATCGCGTCACGCACGACGCATCGCTGCTGAACGTGGAGGGGCGGTTCCGGGCAATCTCGGTGGGCGAGGACCTGGACTCCGCCACTGATCTCCAGTTCACGAACACCGGAAACTCGAAGCGCCCCTACTCACCGTTCATCAAGTCGGCTTTGAGGAGGGATGACGGCTCGATCGAGCTCGAGTGGCTGCCCCGTGTGCGCCAGAACGGCCTGCTGCTCAACGGTCAGGGCACGCCATTCGATCAGCCGACAGAGGAGTACGAGGTGGAGGTGCTCAACGGAAACACCGTTGTGCGGACCGAGCATCTGAATGAGACCCGTCAGTGGACTTACAGTGCAGCCAACCACCTCTCTGACTTCGGGACGATCCAAGACAAGGTGCAGCTAAGGCTGTATCAAATTGGCAGCATCGTCGGCAGAGGATTTGCCGCGGAGGTTTGGGTCTGATGGTTGCGACGCCTAAACTCGGAGTGAACCTCCTTGCGACCAACACGGTCAACAAGGAGGTCATCATCAACGAAGGTTTCGTAACCTTCGACGCCCTCATTGCGCGTGTAGCGAAGGGCATCACGAACGCACCTCCGGCCAACCCCGATGACGGTGACCTGTACATCATCGGCTCGAACCCGACTGGTGCCTGGAACGGCTACTCCCACCACATCGCGTTCTGGTTCAACGGCTGGCACATCATCAACGTCCCGCAGAAGATGAAGCTGTGGGTCGAGTCCACCGGATCGTACTGGACCAGGCAGGCCACGAACTGGACAGAGGACCCGGCAGGCACGCCCGCAGCACTCAGCGATCTGACGGATGTGTCGGGTGTGGCCCCGATCAACGGCTACGTCCTTAGATGGAACCAGTCCGAGGGTCTGTGGGTGCCTTCGCCCCTTCCGTCTGCCGATCTTGCTATCGATGACCTGCAGAATGTGGTCATCACGAACGTGGAGGATGGCCAGGCCCTGGTCTACGACGCGGTAGAGGGCAAGTGGGTCAACAAGACGATCAACCTTGACGGCGGCGCGACCCAGCTCAATGACCTGTCCGATGTCGATCTGTCCGGCGCGTCAGACGGCTACGTGGCTGTCTGGCAGGACGGCAAGCTGCAGTTCCAGCCGCCGCAGGACACGATCCCGGTCCCCGGCCTGGATCATCTGCCAGACGTGTTCGTGGACGACGCCCAGCCGGGGGACGTTCTGGCGTTCAACGGCTCTGCGTGGGGGCCGTCCCCTGCTGTCATCACCTACAGCTTCCTGGGCATGGTCGATGGTCCGCAGACCTTCGAGGGTTATGCGAACCATTTCCTCGTAGTGGACCCGACCGAGAGCCAGCTCGAGTTCAAGAGCCTCGACGACCTCTTGCAGAACTCGAACTTCAAGCTCGGCTCCCTGGGCGATGTACCGCCCGGCTACGGCAATCCGGGGCAGGTGCTGGTCGTCAACAACAGCCAGAACGGCTTCGTCTATGCCTCACTCCCGCCCACCATAACGGTGCGCTGGGACAACCAGAACATCACGACCCAGCTGACGGAGCTGACGTTCGAGGGGGCCACGGCGGTTGAGACCTCGCCCGGTAAGGTCACGGTTACGATCGATGAGCAGGAGCAGGTTGACTTCTACATCAACGATCAGATTCTGATCGACCCGATTGCAATTAATTTCAAAGGCTCGGGTGTCGTAGCGGTCGAGGACGAGGAGAACCCGAACCACTACATCGTCACGATCGACAGCGGGGGCGGGAATCTCTCGACGCTGGGTGACGTGGACTTCAGCGCCAAGGCCCCGCAGGACGGCGATGCTCTGGTCTATGACGCGCTCGCCGGTAAGTGGCGGGCTGACCGGCCTACGGGTGGCACGGTAGGCGAGGTGGACGGCACCGTGGAGCCTGCGCTCTACGAGTTCGGTCCGTTTGCACCGCCGAACAAGAACATGTTCCCGGACCGCTTCAACGCACCTTCGGCGGTCCTCATGGACGTGAAGAACCGTGGCATGCTGTTCCAGCCGGGCTCTCAGCCTGCTGGCATCAAGCACTGCCTTGCGTCCCGCACGCTGATCAACAATACCGCCCCCTGGCAGATCACGGCGCGTATCGCCCCCACGGGCTTTGAGGCGGGCGGCCATGCTGCTGGTGTGGCCATCCAGCGGGCGGCCAACGGTGCGCTGGTGTTCCTCGTCTTGGGCAACTCCAATTCGGACACCCAGTACAGCATGCGGTTCGGCTACGTGAACGCCTCCGGCACGGAGACGGTACTGATCACCGAGCCGAACCATTACCAGTGGATGCGCCTCATCTTTGACGGCAACAACGTCCTAGCCCTGGTCTCCTATGACGGCCTGATCTGGCACCAGTTCGGAACTGTCAGCGCGGCCACGGCGCTGGGCGGTGCTCCGAACAAGGTCGCCCTTGACAACCGCGTGCAGCAGGCCACGAGCGGCGAAGTGGGCATGCTCGTGACCTACTGGGAGGACCCGGACTTCCCGGCTCAGAGCCGCATCAGGCAAGGCGTGGTCAACGTCAATCTTGGCGGCCTGACGGACGTGGACCTTGGTGAGGAGGAGCTGGAAGACGGCCAGGCTCTTGTCTGGGATGCCGATCGCCAGGTCTGGACTGCAGGCAATCCGGTTGGCGGGGGTGGCCCCGGTGGTCCTGGGGGAGGGGCGGAGTCTCTCGACGATCTCACGGATGTGGACACTTCCACCAGTCCGCCCCAGCACGGCCAGGCACTTGTCTGGGACGAAATCGCCGGTGTCTGGAAGCCGGGTGCCCAGGTTGGTGGCCAGGGTCCGGTAGAGGTTGATCTCTCGGTCTTCATTGTCGGAGAGCCAGAGGCAGATGAAATCGTAGCCCGTTTCGTGGCCGTCCGATCCCTTACGCTTCAGGCAGGGTTCTACGGCAGTCGCGCTCATGCCCAGTCAGCACCGACCAGCACGGTCACGTTCCAGGTCAAGAAGAACGGCCTAGTAGTCGGAACGATTGAGTTCGCTGCCGACGAGAGTGAGGGCACGTTTGCAGCACCATCAGTCGTGGAGCTGGAGCCTGGAGACAGGCTTGACATCGTGGCTCCAAACAATGTGTTCGGCATTGCCGATATAGGCATTACGTTTGCGGGGAGCCGCTAAGATGGCCATTCTCTTTTGCGACGGTTTTGATCAGTATGGCGTCCTGACTGATGCGTACGCCTTCTGGTCGGCTACGACAGGAAGCCTTCCGGCGGAAATTTCCGACGACACGCCCTATGGCCGAGGCAAGTCCGTAAAGTTCAACAACGTAGTTGGGTTAAATAACGGTCTGAGAATACCGCTTGGACAGAACCTGACCACCCTGGGGTGCGCGTTCCATATTAAGATTTCGGAATACCCGCTAGGAACTGCTAGTCGGGGCATCATTGAATTTTACCTCAATAGTTCAGG